GACGAAAAGACTGGCCAAGTAGTTACCCGGATAGACATGCCAGAGTTCCCAGGACTTGATAAAGTTCTAGAAACAGCAGAAAAAATGTATTCATTTGTTAATGCTGGTAGTACTACATCTAAAAAATAATATAATAAAAATATATAGGACGTAGTCCAGAAGCCTCGGCATTAGATCGGGGCTTTTTTACGACTGATTAGATTGGTTGGCTACGCAGGAATTGCGGGTATTGCTTATTAAAGTTTCTCATTATAACACCTGCAATCTCATGAGCTTGATTTTCTTCAGGTGATCCCGTTTCACCGCTGTTGTCATTAAGTTCGTCACGAATATCTTGTCTAAAATGAACTAATTCGTGTGCTACTGTACGTAAAATATCAACTGGATGACGATTAAGAATAGCAACATGTAGAGTTTTTTCATCATTGACGTACATACCAAAACTTGGTTGTCCGCCTGAATCTATTTCAGATTCAAAGTTCATTTTAGGTAGTCTATCTATTTCTAAGATTTCCATAGCCAAGGGAAGAAACTTTTTAAACATATCAACGAATGTTTCTTTAGATTCTCTGCCTTCAACTAATAACTCAATAATTTGCATACTGTATTTAGTTTTACTTAATTCTTACGAAATATCCGTAATGATTTAAATTTTGGCATTTCTTCTATATCCTGTTGTGACAAAAGCCAATCTTTTATTAACGATTGTGTTAAATTGTAGCCATTAGATCCTGTATAAAATAATATATATCCTTGTGTTTTTACTTTATTTGTTAGCATAGTTAATAATTCAAGATCAGTCATAGCACTATATTCGTCATTGATGCTAGTTCTATATTCACATAAATGAAACAGAGTTATTATATTAAATTCAGGTAAGAGATTTTCATCCAATAAGTATATATCTCCAAAAAATGCTTTATAATTTTTAGATATATGTGGTTTATCTATGGATAATTTAATATATTCTTGATATTCTTCTATACTTGCAGTAATGCCTAATACTGAATTAGCAGTGTTTGATCCAACAAAGTGATGATTACCCGTACCAAAATGAAATATATTAGAATTGATTATTTTATTATTTTTTAGCCAAATTATAAATTCTACATCACATGGTCATATAGAATATTTTAAAGGCCAACTATCATTATAAAAATTTAATTTGCTCATAAATGTATTGCCAGTTACTTTATCTGGCTCCAAGTACGCCTGGAAGTTCAATTGCGCGGACGCCTGTGTGAGCAAGCTCACACCCGTGACGACAACGGTCCCTAAGGTGGGTAAGGGAGTCCTGCTAATCCGCATCCTAATCTTGCTAGTGCTTCATACAGGACTGTAAGGATTTCTTGGACGATCTGTGCCATCATCTTCTGGATAGACTGGATATTCATTATCAGTCGGCTGATTTGCATCGGGCTCGTTTTGCATTAGTTAGTGCTCCAAAATCTACAGGCCATTCTTGTCCTGGGTTAAGTTCTTTGTATCCTGGTGGTAAAGCATATGTTACACCTGCTTCAGTTTGAATCTGTGAAACTGGAATACGAAACGCTTTAAGATCATTGCCTAAATTAGGATATGGGGCAACATGAGGGAAACGCCATCCTGCAACTTCTTTAGTTGTATTGTTGATAACAATTTTATAATAACCATGAGGAACAATTACACCATTGCCTATTGTTTTATCTCCAGCACCATAAAATGCACCAACAAAGATTGTAAATGGTTGATTTAACTGAACTGACCAACCACGAACACTAGTTTCTAATAATTTCCAAATTCCTCTATTTAATGACCCAGCTTGCGGATACATATTAGTCATTAGGAAACTTTCATACTCTACAATTTGACTCCAACTTAAATCACCATCTGGAGCTGCATGTCCTTTGTCGTAACCTGTACCAGCATAGTCATCTGGACGAGCACCACCCTGTACACTTTGATCTGCAACAAACGCATTGGTACGTGGCCAGCAGCCTAGCGCATTTTGTGGTAGTAATGTATAAGCAACATATACAGGGATCTTTACTGGAGCATCATATGCTACTAAGTATGCTTCACGACAAATAGGTTGTGCTGCTCTTTGGGTAGAAGCAAATCCATATGGGCTATGTATTTGACATACACCTGGCTGTAGTGGGGTACGCTGATCCCAGGCTTGTGCTAATCCTGCTACAAATAGCAGAGCAATAGTTAATAATTTTTTCATGATAGTCCTTTGAACTACCATTATTTATATTATCTACGCACGAAATGATAGTCACCGTCAGGTCCGTTATTACTAAACAAGCCTAAACAGTCATAGCCTATTGAATCCATATAAGAAATTACAATATCTTTTAATGGAGCACCTTTATTATATTCTACTATCTGTAATTCTAATATAATATGCTTGGCAGTTTTAATAGTTTCTTGAGCACCTTTAAGCACATCTAATTCAGCACCTTGAATATCCATTTTAATCAAATCAGGTGGTGGATATTTATTAAGACTAACAACAGCATCAAGTGTAATAGTTTTAAGTTTTCTTATGTACTTGTCACTATATAATGTTGCTGCTGCTGGTTGAATTTCGGGATTCTCTCTGTAATAACTATTACCACCCGGAGCTTCGTTGTTTTGATAAAAATCAACTTCCTTACCACTTTCATTGCTCAGCACACCAATAAAGTATTTTACACCTGCTTCTTGATATAAAAATTCATGCACATCTGCTGCTTCGAATGCAATAACTTCCGCGCTAGGCCAAATGTTTTTAACTCTATCTGTCCAATGTAATACACAAGCACCGATGTCATATATAACCTTTGGCTCTTCACCTTGATTTTTCAATTTATCTAAATATTCAATATGTGCTGGGGGAAATGGATATGGTGCTCTTAAATCTCTTAGAAATTGTTTTATATCAACAACTTTAGAATCTGTTTCAATTACAGGTAGGCTAGTATCAACATTAAATGTAAAACTTCCTATATGTCTGCAAACTATACTAGGATCTGCCCAAATAGTAAATCCTTTCTCTCTAGCTTTTCTACAGAAATCAACATCTTCGGATACAGTACCATCCATGCTTAATGCACTGTAATATTTAAATTGAGGATAGCCAATTTCTCTAAATACTTCAGATTTAATTAATGCACAACCAAAACCACATCCTGCAACTTCCACAATTGGTCTATTTTTTAGTTTTCCGTAAGGCATATTAGTCACACCACCTGTAGCAGTATGTTCATATATTTCTAAAACATGTTGTCCCGGCTTGCGTTGTATATATAATCCAGAAACTACTGGTTTATCCCGTGACAATAATCTTGCTAATGTATCGGGTGGGAAAGCAATATCACTATCAACCGAGAATAGATAATCAAAACCATTAATAGCCCAATCTGCAATTAGATTACGAATTTGATCTATATTATATCCATAAAAATATTGAAATGTTGTTTCATATCCATCTGGAATTATTAAATCATATATACTTTTAAATGTATCTGGTTCAATGTTCTTAGCTGTGGGTATTGCTATAAGTATCTTTTTTTTAGGTTGAATCATTTTATTCACTATCTCATTTGCGTTTTTAGTTTGTTCTTGCGAATTAACTTTATAATCATTTAATGGACTAGCATCATTGTAATTATATACAATGTCCTGTAGGCATTTTACCTTGTTAGGATCTGCTTGTTCTATTAGAGCATAAAATACACTACCATCGCCGCCGGCTTTATACCAATTTCCATTAGTGTTTTTAAATGAACTATCATCAATATTGTTTAACAAATATTTTTTGAATGTTCTTAAATGTGTGTAGGGTAATATCCAATTAAAATGATGATCTCTGTATGATCTATTTTGTTTAACTTGTTCTGGATATGGTTGGCTGATCAAAGGAATATTATCAACCATGCTCCAGCAACTACCATAAGTAAATTCTGTATCATCTTCATATACTGAATTATAATAAGAAAATATAGTATTGTCATTGATCAAACTATCATCGCCATCTAACAGCATAACAATAGCATCATCACTGACCATAGATCTAATGTTTTGTATTTGATTCCTAACTGCTCCTAAATTTTCACTATTTGCAATAAGTGAAAACTTACTTCTTATATCTTCTGGTAATTTTCTTAGAGTTTCTATTATTACTTCTATAGTATTATCTGTACTAGCATCATCAATTAATATGTGTTGATAGTTATCATAATCTTGTATAGCTACACTGGTTATACAACGATCAATATATTTAGAACAATTATAGAAAGGACTAACAATAACAATTTGTTTTTCTTTACCTAATTTATAGTTTTCTAATTCAATAGTATTGTTAAACCTACGATTCCAAATTTTATGTACTCTATGATTAATCTTAGATACACTACGATAGCTATCCCTAGATAAATATTTTCCCAAACGCTGTGCCATGTGTTGTTTCCACTGTAGGGCAACACTATCCCATCCTGCAATATCTTTGACAATGTTACAGTAGTATTGTTTTTGTTGATGCAGATATCGGTTGTGATATGCTTGTACAGTCATTGCTACAAACTTATCAATTTGTTCAGGACTATTAATATCGGGAAACAATCCGTTAGGTTCTATAGAATAATCAATATGATAACAAGCTCCTTCTAGAGCAATTTCCTCTAATGCTCCAAATCTACAAGTAAGTATAGGTGTATTGTATAGCAAACTTTCTAATGATGATATACCAAATGTTTCAGGAAATGCTGCTGGATAAATCATGAAACTTGCCAATGTAAGTATATCAGCAATTTCTTTTTGTGGAATAACTCCTGTATATTCTATACCTAATTCTAGATTGCGTGGATCACCGGCCATGCGATGCCAATCTTGCTCTTGTTGATCCGGAGCCGATCCTTGACTAAATCTATAGTAGCCACCTATTACTTTTAATCTAGCACTAGGTATCATGGCTTTTACTTTGGGCCAAATATGATTTACTAGTGGTATCATACCTTTGGTCACACTGGCGTTATAGACAAACAAGTTAGGATCTTTAGCTTTGATATCAATTTCTTTTCTGTAATTACGAGCACCGTTACGTGTGATAAACATTTTACGTTTCAATACTTCAAAGTTACGTCTGCGTCCGTGATTACAATTTGCTACGTAGGTTAAGTGGAAATCGCTGAGTGTGAATATGTCAGTGATACGATCTGCTATAGCAAGTTCTTCAATAATATTATCACCTAGGCAAAATGTATCGTGCATCCATAAGATACGCATCTTAGCTTTGGCTAGTATGCGATCATACAAATTCATACTCTGAAATGGTTGTGATCTCGTATCACCTAATTTATGATAGTCCTTGGGATCGGTGAATGGTATTACAGTTCTAGAACTAATAATAATATCGAAAATATGATCGTTGGCTAACTCAAGTAACGGTCTATATTCAACGCCGTCATAGTTTCCGGGTTGTGCGTGGTCTATTCCGCAGTTATTGAATACCGTTACATCAAATCCAATTTGAGCTAATTCACGTGCTATAAGAGTAACAGCACTTTCACTACCGCCTAGTCCTTGGCGATCTATAGTAGTACCATCGTAGGGTATTCCAATAATATCTATAATAGCGAGTTTCATATATGCTATTAATTATACACATTCTGATAGCAATGTCAATGATCTTGATTTAGAATGTTATAGTACCGCCCGGGTAATCAAATACATATATTCTAAATCCATTCTGTACAGAATATGTATATGATCCTGTTAAAGCAGATGGTGCTTGGAAACTGGTGTTGTACCAAAATATAACCACACCAGTATTTCCATCACCACCGGGAACTGATCGTCCAACACCAGCTCCGCCACCACTGCCATATCCATTAATTGATGATCCAACTTGAGAACCACCTATTCCAAATATACCAGCATATGAAGAACCGGCGGCCACATTAACAAGTCGTCCGGGACCACCGACTACAGATGAAGCACCACCATTAGCAATACCCCATTGTCCTGTAGATGAATTATAAATTCTATTATCCACACCCTGACCGCCAGCACCACCACCACCGCCTCCGATGAGGCCACTACCACCAACCCCGCCTCTAAAACCATATCCACCATATGTTGATGTAGATTGATATGCTGAAGATAAGTAACTATTCTGTCCATCATACCCGGACCAGCCACCACCACCACCGCCTGATCCTCCATTGCTACCATATGCAGCGTTTTGGGCACCAGCGCCACCACCACCGCCACCATAGGCATAAAGTGTTCCCAATGTAAAGAATTGTCCAGCAATAGTTGTATCACCACCATTATTACCTTGACTTCCAACTCCACCTCCCGCACCACTGGCGCCAACTGTGATAGTTAATGTATATCCTAAAAATCCTCCAGCTTGTTTGTATGTTGGGCCAACTGTGCCTGTTACTAAGCCGCCGGCACCACCACCACCACCTCTAGAAACCACTGAACCACTGGTTGCTCCTCCACCGCCCCCTCCTCCACCGATGGCTGCATAATTAATAATTGGAATAACCCCAGCCGGCAACCATATACCATCGTATGCTGCTTGTTGTTGCTCTCGCATATTCCAAACACCCGATGCACTTGCTGGTTGAGGTGCAACATAATATCTTTGTACTATATGTCTAGGATTATTACTCATATTATTAGAATCTTATTGTACCATTACCAGTGAATCTGTATATTCTATATCCATTTTCTATAACTGTGGTGTATGTTCCGGTTATACTGGAGGGTCTAATATATGTCGCAGGCCACCATAATATAACCACACCGTCTTTACCATTTACTCCGCTCGGTTGTCCTGGATAGCCACCGGTACCATAACCAGTATAATCAAGAATACCACCACCTTTGGCAAAAGTATCAGAATATGATGATCCACTACCTACACTAACATAGGTACCTGGGCCACCATAGCTTTGTCCAGAGTTGAGTCCAGTTGTTCCAGGACCGCCTGATCCACCACCGCCACCGCCTGGATAGTTACCTGCAGATCCAGCATTTCCTAATCCACCATATATTGATGATGGTTGAGTTGGAGATCCACCTGCCGCACCACCACTTGGGTAATAGCCACCACCACCACCACCAGACCCGCCAGCAGCACCTTGAATACTATTGCCACCTCCACCGCCGCCGCCATATCCAATTAAATTTAAGTATTGTCCCGTGACAGAACTGTCCCCGCCGTTGCCTGCCAGTTGGTTTTCACTTCTTCCAACCCCGCCACCACCGATGGAAATAGTCAATGTATATCCATAAGATGATACAGGTTGATTGTAT